TATCTTTGGAGTTGTTATTACAGCAACTGGATGTAATGTGCCATAATGAACTAAATTTTTTGTGTCTAAGGTATTTAAAAGTGTACCTATTTTGTCTTTACTTAAATTTCGTAATGCAATTTTACCTGCCATAGCAATCCATTTAAAAGCATTTGAATTCTCTGATTTATCATTTGCACCTTTTATAATTTCTGGTGTAATTTTACCTTGCAGTTCTGGATAATTATTTAAATTGTCTACAATGTATTTTCCTATTTCATCTTCATCATTACTAATACTTTGTAAATCACTTCCAGCAAACTTAAAAATGTAACCATCAGGATCTGAACTATAATCATATGAATCTGGATGTGTACCCATTATCGAATACCTGTATGCATTACCCAAATCTTTTGTTATGTAAACTCCATCTTTCATAGGAGCAAATTCAGGTTCCATTTTATATTTTTTCTCTACCCAGTCACCATCGTATTTTATACCATTTGCTATGATTTGATTTGCACGTTGTTTAGAATTTGTGCCATGATACCATGTATCGTATTGCTGGGTAGTTGGCTCTACTATTTCTGTAATCTTCATTTAACTCTCTTCTTAGCAATACGTTGTTTTTTATTACGAGGTTTTTTATTTGAGAATATTTGATCTTCGTTGATTACTTTAAAACGTATGCCTTTACGTTTGCACCATTCTTGTGCCGCTGTCCACTTAGCGGCGTTTACGGCTGTTTGTATTGCGTCTCCTTGGCTTCTGGCGTTTCTAAGAGTTGTTTGACTACTTGGTTTAATCTCAATAAGTTCAACATGGTTGTGGCCATCTCTGTCTGTATATTGGATCATAAAATCAGGAATATAATTATGATACTTTCCATCTAAAGGACTTCTGTATGGAATTTTTACATTTTCGCTGGCCCATTTTGTAATGTTTGGATGTGTATCACACATTCGCATAAATGCTAATTCCCAACTACTTCTATAAGTGGGTTCTTTGGAACCAATATATTTTGCACTCTCCTGAACTAGATATTTGCCTTGCATAAATTTTTTCATAATTTATGCCTTTATTAATTTACTAACTCTGCTCTTAGAATTTTTTACTGGAACTACCAAATTTACTCTGTTGCCTATAGGCCTTAAGGCATTAATGGCAGTATAGGCATCTTTTGTAATTTTTAAAGTATTTGTTGATAATTCAAAAAATTCAAAAGGATGTACTCCTTGTTGTTCTGCAACTTTTAATAAAACAAAACTTAGAGCATTTGCATTAGCATCTGAAAATCCTGATCCTGCTAACCTTAATTTTATTTGCTCTAATAATGGACCATTTATCTTTTGATCAACTTCATCTGGATTTAAATTGCCTAAAATTTCTGCTGATGCTTGTGGTAACGGAAAATCAACAGTAGAGTTTTCTAAAAAAATTGTAAGAACTTCATTTAGAACTGTATAGTTTTTACTATTTCCAAATGTTTCATATAAACTTTGACTGCTCACTATGTATCTCCTTCTGGTGTTGGAGGTGGGGTGGTAAATGTGTTATTATTACCTAACACATTGTCAGTACCTGAATCTGGTCTCCAACCTTTTGGATCAGTAGTGGTTTTTAGTGGACCAAATATTGTATCATCTGAAGGACTAGATATTCCAGCAACTACCTCATTAGTTAGTCCACCTATCAATGCATCTTTAACATCACCACCATTTACTGCGGCACTTAAACCTCGATCAAGTATTCTTCCAAAAGGACTTTCCTCAAAAAAGTCTTGTACTCCTTCTAGCCAAGATTTAGGACCACTATCACCAGCACCTACATATCCGTTATATGTAGCACTAATATTACTTGACTGTTTAGATACATCAACATCTTCTTCACTAAACTGAGTAAATACTTGGCTGGCACGAGGTCTTTCCATTAATTTGCTTATGTCTGTGCGTTTTAGTGCTACAGGTTCTTTAGCATTTCTTGAGCCTGGAAGATCAACACCGTCTACCCTTTCGAATCTACTTAAATCTGCTTCACCTAGTTCAAAGTTAAGTTGATCTGCAACTGTAAAATATTCATATGCTAGGCTTAAATTAAAATCTTTAAATCCACTATCTGAATAGTCTATGTCACCAAAATTTATTGTTGTTATTGTAGGGTTTACTAGTGAGTACTGGACTCCTTTATTGCCATGATATACAATTATATCTATCCTTTCAAAAAAGTTTTTATGGTAACTGGGGGAAAATCCAAATGCGTCACTATCAAAACCTTTTGTAGTACTATCTGTTGCATGAATTGATGCAGTATTGTATGCTAGTAAACTATCATTATTGATTTCAGATTTTAAATCTCTACCTGAAGGATCCATTTTGTTAGTTGCGTCTCTGAAATGATAAGTAAAATATTTCATAAGAACGGTTAACCATTCGTTCTGGATAGTATCAAATAAGGTTAAATTAATAGGGGCATATTCTCTGCCTGTAGTGATAACACGTTTTTTATTATAGACATTTTTTACTTCAGTGTTTATGGTAACTTCAGGTAATTGAGCTGTTCTTATTAATGAACTTAGCCTAGTCCTTAAATTAAGACTATCTTCTATTCCTAAAAATGTACCCAGAAGAGCTCTGTTAGGTACAAAATTAATATACCCTTGGAACTTTTGTCGCGGTGGAGCGACATCTGGTCTAAAATGATAGGCGTTGCGAAAGTCCTTTGCATAGAACCTTCGCCCGCCGCCGAATTTAAGAAACTGCATTAAGCACTCCTACTGGTATTAACCTAGTGTAGTATTGCCTGTACCAACTGTTTCTGGGAATGGGTTTCCGCCAACCACTCTTCCGTTCACATCGTTGTCGCCTTCGAAGTGTACTGCGTTATCGTATCTGATAGTCATAATGACTTGTACTGGATCACTTGCCGCATAATCGGAATCACTGTAGTCAACTTGTGTTAAAAAACAACCCTCAAGGAACCAAACCTCACTTGCGCCGGCATTTACACCGTCTAAAACTTCAATTTGACAATCAAATTTGTAATCACTACCTGAAGCAGGTGCTGATTGTTGAAAATGATTTAATTGTCTTTGAACTTGTGCGCCAACTAGTTTTGTAACTTGGTTTTGGATATCATCCCTAACAGTTAAAGTAATTTGTTCCCATGAATGTTTCCCTTGAACATAAACTCTTGAGTTGTAACTATCAATTATTTGCTCTTCATAACTGATTTTTGGTCTGGTAACGTTTTGAACGTTTTGTGTTAAAACTTTTGTTTCAGCACTATCACCAAAATTGCTCAGTAAACTCACACGGAATCTATATTTAAGTTTGGGCATTAATACACCAGAACCAGTATTACCGGTTATGGGTACACCAAATTTACTTTTGGTTTCTGTTGTTGCTCCTTCTACTGCCATGTTGTTCTCCTAGAACTAATTATATATTAAAGTAATTACTTCAATTATACAGATATTTATCTGATCATAACAAAATAAATTAACTATAGTTTTAATCTATACTCATAAAAAAGGGCGGAAAACCGCCCTTTTATAGTTAAATTACTAGATTAACCAGTTTGTCCCAAAGTATTTTGGATTCTGATAGGTATGTAAATGAATTCAACCGCTTTGACTGGCTGTATAGCAACGTCAATGTGTAGTTCATTTCTATCAATTCTTGCTGGAGTATTATTTGAACTATCACAAACTGTGATAAAGTCAAATAGTCCTCTTTGAGAAACAAGTTCGCCAAGTAGTCTTTCAACTACAGATTTTGCGTTTGCTCTTGTTACTTCATCGTTAGGCTCAAACAAGAATGGTTTAACTGCGTCATCTAATTGTTCACGTAGGTAAACAACTAGTCTTGCAACGTTTACTCTATCCAATGCACTTGATACCGGGTTAAGAGTTTTCTGACCAAATACTGCTAGTCCTCTTCCTGGGAAGTTACCAATTGGGTTTACTTTATTAATGTAAAGATTATCTCTTTGACCTTCACTTAAAGAAACTGGAACATACTCACTACTTGTAGGATCTAAATATCCAACACTAGTTGCATTGTTCACTAAACCTCTTTGGAAACCAGCCGGTGCAAACCAAGGGAAAGCCACTTGATCGTTAAATGCTAATGTTCTCAAAGCCATATGAGAGGATGGAACCATAACACTTGAACCGTCTAGGTTTGTTGAAAGTCCTGAAGGATAGTAAACTGCGGCGTATGGATCACTTGATACTAGACCATCTTCTCCATTTTCCGACGCATTTGCTGAGTTTGTT